CTGTTCTAAATCAAAACCCTTTCTACTTTCACCATTGCCTATACAAAATGCTTTACTCATTACTAGTCACCACAAAATTGCCTGACACACTAATTCTCACATTATCTGTCCAAAAAGGTGAAACAAAATGTGTCATATTTGCCGGAAAAAGTAAAAATAAAGTTTCGTAAGGTTTGATTTCATAAGAAACGCTATCGAATGGGTGTGAATCTTCACCATGAGTAAAGCATATATAACCTGCATTTTTTGTAGCTGATACAGGTAGGTCTGTAAAAATATTTTTAGGTACTTGACAAAAAATAACAAATGATAGTGCTCCGTCATGTATATGTGGGGGATTAAAATCGTTTTTATGTTGATAGTTAATCCACATAGTATTTAATCGCACAGTACCATGTTTTTTGTGCCCTCTATAAAGTTGAACATTCATCATTTTGTCAATTCCTCTGTTACCATATATGTTTGTGATACCATTTAAAAATCTTTCAACATATTTAAGTAAATATTTTTCAGTTTTTAGAATAAAATCATCTTTGTAAATATAACTTCCACCACTTTTCATAACACCAGCTAGTTTATGTCGGAAGTCATCATCTTTTTTAGTCAATTTGTTGCCTTCATTAATTAATTCTTTAATGAAGTTTTGGTCTAAATCTGATTGATATATTGGAGGGCTAAATGGAAATAAGATATTATCACCTGTATCGGTGTCAAATTTAGGAATGTTTGTTTGAAATCTATTTTTTGTCATCATTTAAATGGTTTTCCTAATGTCCACATGACTAAAGAATTTCTAATACCCTTTGTTATAGGACTTATCTTATGTTGATAGAAAGAGGGAAAAACAATAATAGAACCTCTATGACCAGCTTTTTTACAAGTTATCTCTTGTTCATAATTTTTAATTAATAAATCTCCACCATCATAATCTTTTCTATGACTTAAATTTACAGTCATTGATAACTTTCTTACTTTATTGTGATAGGCTTCCCATTTAGTAATTTCTTTTGAATACTTAGCATGATGGTCTGAGCCGCCATCCCTATGCCAATAGTAGTAACCACCTTTTTCATATTCAGTAAATTGTATATCTTCACTATGTCCAATTTCAAAATTCCAACCAGCATTTTTATTTGCTTCATAAACATAAGGGCATAATAAATCATATAACCATTGTTCATTGAACCAGCAAACATTACTTTTTCTTACACCTTCATTTACTTTTTCTTTCTTCAAACCTACTGTTGCTTTTTCACTTATTTTAGTTTTACCTAATTTTATGATTTTATCACAAATCTCATTTGATAAGGCACTTTGCCAATGCCAATATTGATATTTTAAATCCACTAGTTACTTTCTTTTATATTTGTTATTTTAGATGGTTTAAATCTTTCTTTAATTTGTTTCTTTGCTTCTTCTGTTGTTAAATTTTTCAATGCAAAAACATAAGTCTTTTTACCATCTATTGTAATATTATATTTTTTGTATATGCTCATTCTATCTCCGGTTTAGGTATAGACTGTTCATTACTTCCCCGAACTTCCATTGGTCCTATGGTTACTGAATGTGTAGCACATCCTGTTAATAATAGACTTAAAATTAAAATACTATACTTCAATATATACCTCATAAATTTTTAAATACCAATCTGTATAAAAATGATAGTGTATAATACCCATTAACATTATTGTTGAACCTACCACATTTACTATAATTAGTGACCAATCATTCCATAATATACCTACTACTAACCAACCTGATATACCTACAAATTGAAAGTACATATTATATGGATATAAATTCATTGCTGTTGTTATTGCACCGAATATCAATACGATACTAGCAAACCATTTTATATAGAATACTTTTTCATGTACCACTTTTTAAACTCCGGGTCTAATCTAAATTCTTCTTGCAATTCTCTATCTTCTACTTGACCACTTCTGATACAATCAGCAAGTAATTGCCACTTCCTTTCTTTTGTTATTATTATTTCTTCTCCTTTGTAGTTTGTAAATTTTCTATCTTCTGTCATACTACACCTACTACTGTTGCATATATTAATACTGTTAAAAGTATAATGTTAAATATATCTAAATCCATTATAATAATTTCTCCTTTAATATTATTTTTGTTTCTGTTTGATTAAACTTTAAAAACGGTTTAAACTTTTTTACCTTTTTATAAAAATCTGGCCATACAATTTTATCAGTTATATTTTTATTCCAGTCTCTCATAAAATTCAAATGATAATCCATAATTATTAATGTCTCTTTAGTAATCTTATTTCCAATACAATGTCGTAAAAGTATTGGATGCTGGCCATCAGATACAGTAATAACATGGTTGGGTTTAGTATTGTCCATATCAATAATAGAGCGTACTCTACCCAAATCTTCCTTGAAGTAATAATTTGTTGCCTCTTTTCTTTTTCTATATTGTAAATATGTTTCATGACTATCTCTTTCTAATAAACTACCTGACCATGCCTTATTCTTTTTAACAAAATTTGCAATCATAAAGTCATCTATTTCTTCTTGATTATACTTTACACTTAATTTGTGAAACATATATCTATCATTTCTTTTTGTAAATGTTTCTAATTTAGTATGTACCATACCACTATGTTCTGTGTAATCATACTTGTCTGTTGTGAAATGTAATTTATATGCTAGATACTTTCTATAAACTGCAAAACCATCATAGGTCATAAAGGTAGTTTTCCTCCTTTCTCAATCAAATTTAGACCTTGTGCCTCTATTGTAATTTTTTCTTTTAAACTTTTAGAAATGTATCTTCCTACTTCGGCAGGGTCTATGGTATTTTTATCACAATAATAGAGAATAGCATCCATGTAAGACATGTCGCCATTTTCTCTTTTTATTTGCTCTATCTTTAGACTGAATTGTTTAGCGTTCATAATATAAAATCTTTGGGGTGTATTTCTGTGTGCCGAGCATACACCAGGCTCCGGCACTTCTTAAAGTGGTAGAGTGCCTAAACTATTTAACCTCTTGTAATTGTGGATTAACTGTGTCATAAAAAGTTTGAATTGCCTTTTGTAATTCTTCTTCATAATCTTTCGGTTCTTTCACAAATGCTTTCATTGAACCATCTTCGGCAGCCATTAGTATGACTATCTGTTCTATTGGTTCATTAAAAGTTTCATTGTACATAATTGAATACGCTGTACATTGTAGGAAATAGTTTTCTACCCACTCCTCGATTCTTTCTTTATTTGCTGTTTTAAAATCAATAACTGATAGTTTACCATTGTATTCTGCAACACAATCTACTTGACCTGCAATTGTCAAGTTTTTACTATACATAATTTCTTCTACTAATCTAATGTTATTAATTTGGTCTAGATAGGGTTTCATTAATTTAAATAACCCTAATGGTAGGACATCCCTTATGGATGGTGTTTCGTTCTTCATGTATTGTTCTACTAATGTGTGTAGAGATTTACCTCTGTTTGCACATCTTCTCATTTCCCAATTAGCAACATTTTCGCCAATTGACTTACGCCATTTTTGAAGTCCTTCTGACTTTCTCATGCTCAATACTGAAGTTACAGATGGATAGTTTGTGCCATCTATATCGTAAAATCTGTGATTACCAACTTTCTTACCTTTTGTTTGAGGTAATACTGTCTTATCAATGTCTGTATGTATAAATTTCATATTTGTTCTCTATTGTATTTTATCTATGTATTATATATCAACCAGCACGAAATGTCAATGCTGGTTGATACTTATTATTTATTATTTTGGATATACTGAAGGTGCTTTTACAGATGATTTTGTAAACTCTGGATAAGCATCCAGACCACATTCAGATACATCAACTCCTACCTCTTCATCATCATCGGATACTCTGACACCGAATGAAAAATGAATTGCATACCAAAATAGTGTACTGACTACGAAAGTCCATCCGAAGATTACTACTATTCCGTATAATTGAGCTGATAGTGTTCCAGTAGTAAATACTACTGCAAGTAATCCCCATATACCTGCTGTTCCGTGTGCTGATATAGCACCCACAGGGTCATC